CAGGTGCAGTATTAAATGTAAGGGTAGTTCCTGCGGCATTTAATGAATAAGCTGTTGTAGCTGACCCTGCAAGAGTGATTGTTAAGTCACCTGTAGTTCTATAACTAAAGGGTATTGAATAAGATGTTGTACTGTTATCGCCTGTATAACGTACAAAACTATTTGCCATGTGTCATTTTCCTTAATATTTGATTTAGTTTTACTAAAAGAGCAGGTTTAGTCTCTATTGAGCTAACGTCTCTAGGGTTTCTCTGTGTTTCTTCATTGAACGATACTTATTTTGAAGTAAGGCTTTTCTTCTTTCTTCAAATTCAGGGAACTCACGCATCATCAATCTTTTAGCATTTCTGTCTATTCTTTGAATAAAGCCTATAATTACTTGGGCTTGTTCATCTTTGCCATTTATAGTTCCATCAGGATACATATAAATAAAACTTTTCTTATCTAAAATCATCTTTTCAACATATTCCGCTAACGTATATTTTTTACCTGTATAAGTAGAGCTTGTTATAATAGCACCGTTTGAAGTTACTCTTGTGTCATCTTTTATCTCTAACATTCTATCGTATGCTGTTTGATTTTTAGAATTTCTAATATCTTTTAATCTCATTCCCATGCTATCTCCTTTTACTTTTAAAGTAGCTTGAGGGTGATTATACTTAAATTCTCTTTCTCTAATAAATTTAGCTGTCTCTGTGTTCTTAAAATTAGTCATAGCAAACGGAGAAGACCATAGTCCACTCTCACCACCTAATCCAAATAACCAACCGTTTTTTCTATCAATCTTTTCTCCAAACATATTACGTCTAGGCATAACCGAAGTCTTACTATCCAAAGGGTTTAAAGTTTGTAACCTATCATTTAAAGTGTACAGTTCTCTTTCCCACTCATCATTAACTCTATCTATATATCTTAAACCTCCTGATAAAGGGAAAGCCTTATAAACAAATTGTGATAACACTTGCGACCCCATTTTATCCAACCTTCTTGAGTGCATGGCTTCATCAGAACTAAAGAAGTTAGCTAACTCAATAATGTTCTTTGTATAAAATTTAGAAGTTAAGTTTCTTGTCATTGTTGCTACAACACCCATGACTAATTCTGTAGTATCTTGTTGTACAGCAGGGTCTATATCATCTGTATATTTTAAATGTTTATTCATTAACTCCACTAAATCTGCCGCAATAAAGAATGGCATCATAAGTGGGTCTAATCTATTTAAAGAGATGTATCTGCCATCATCAGTTTTATATGAGTATGGTTGTTCACCTGTGTTTTGTTCTTTGTCTCTTTGTTTTTTATAACTTCTATCGCCACCACCTGTAATTTTACCAGACATAGCAAAACCAATAGCAGTTCCCCATAAAGCCCAACCCATTTGTATTCTTGCAGTAGCTTCAGCCGCCGCCTCTGGGTTTAAATATTCTTTTTTTCTAAACGGATTTAATCCTCTAGCAATTTCACTTCTTAATTTTCCGTTTGGTAATCTTTTTTCAGCTAACATGTGTGCCATTTGAAATTGAAATCTACCAAGAAAAGGTAAATGCTGTGCTGACCATCTTAATAAGTTTGACGGTGTGTTCACAAAGTGAAGACCTAAAACTCTTAATGCTTTATGTTTTGTAGCTATTCTTAATATTGAACCAGTAAGTTTGTCTTCTAATTCTCCTGTGTTTGGATTTATTTGACCTACGTTACCTGTGTAAGAACCTTCTTGTGCGTCATATAAAGGTGAATCTAATCTAGCATCAACTGTTTTATCAATTTCTACAGCAGAACCATTTTCATTGATATACTCAGCTTCTATTTGTTTTGCTCTTTCTTTATATTTATCTGCGTAAGTAATGTCCGTAAAATTCTTTTTATTTATTTGTATTTTGGTATCACTCATTACACTAAACTCAGGATTTTCTTTTAATATTCTTGAGTTAATTAAAGATGTCATTCTTGCTTTAAACATCATAGATTTAAGAAATTCATCTCCTGCTGATAAAACTCTCATGGGTGCAGAGATAACTCTTCCTGTACCTCTAAATCCACCTGTAATAATTTTACCTAATGTACTACCGTCAGCACCTACAGTTTTAGAAACAGCATCACCCCAAGCATCAAACAAATCTTGAAGTTGTCCTTGCCTCATTGTGCTGTCGTGTTTCATTTGTCTACTATCAAGAATAGCTCTACCTTCTCTAAAAGATTTAGAGGCTCTTTTTAAAGCATGACCTAAAAATACATATTGATATAAATAAGTTTGAAGTGCCTCTCTCATAATAACTTTTGCTCTATCTGCATCTCTGAAATACATGTTAGCACCTCTTAATAATCTAGTTGCAGGTTTCCACTGTGTTTGTACTAGACCTGACACAATGTTAAGTATGTGTGTATCTGGTGAAGATAAAAGGTTATTGTTTACAAATTCTGTTGCTAAGTCCCATTTGTCTACTTCTCTTGAATTTTGCAATGCTCTAATAATTTGGTCTCTGTCAGCAAGTTTTCCTACAGCTTGTATAAATTCCCATTGTTGTTCAGCAGTACCTTTTGATAAATCTAACATCTTAGGGTCTTCAGGAGTAGCCATTAATTTAGTAACTCTTGTGCCGTCAGCATCAATGTTTCTAGCACTTAAAGCTCTTGCTACGTTAGTACCCATAATACTGTCTACATCTAATAGTTTTTCAGTTATTTTTCTTTCTTCTTGAAATTTAAGTATCAACTCCATCTTTTCTTCAGGTGTGTAGTTATATTTACTATTCACACTCTCTGAACCGATTGCACCCATTATGTCGTGTCTAGTTTTAATTGCATCTTTTTGTGAACCCATTGTTACATAAAGTTTAACAAACTCATCACTGTATGCGGCGTTGTTAGCTCGTTCTTCTAATTTTTTAGGGTCAGCACCAAGTTCTTTCATCTCGGTTTTCATTTGTTCAAATGTAATTTTACCTTTGTTTAATCTTTCTGTAGTTTCTAAAATATTGTATTTAATTAAACCTTCATAAGAAATTTCTTTACCTGTGCTAGGGTTTTTAAATTTAGTTGCGTTGTTAGATAATAAAGGTGGTTTATCTACATTAGTAATTTCACCTTCATTTAATCTATTAATATATTCTTTTGTGGATTTGGGTGCAGGTTTGTTTTTTAGGGAGGGAGTGTTGTTGTCAGGCATTAACTTGTCAAATAATTTTGCACCTGACATGTTACTTCGACCTTTGTCTTCTATTTCTTGTAAAACTTGTACACTTTTTCTTCTTAATGAATTGTTTGTTAATTTAAAAGCACCTGCCGCAAACGCAGAACCAAAAGCTGTACCAAAACCAAACCCTGCGGCTGTTGATATTGCTCCTCTACCTACGCTGTACTCATCTTGAATACCTGCTTTTATATTTGTAGTTTGTAATAAAGCATCTTGACCACCTGCTATAACAGCATTGATACCTCCTTCAGTTAAACCGCCTTTAATTATGGCATTACCCATTGCCGCTTTTTGTGCTTGTTTTGAAGTTTCTTTTAATGCTTGTTCGTTAAGTTCACCTGCTATTTTATTTTTTAGCGTTACTCTTAATGCTTGTTTATAAGCTGTTTTAGCCGCTTGACCACCAACACCTACTCCTATTAAGTTTACAGGGTCAGCTATCATAGCTCCACCGTTATCAACTAACCAAGCACCAAAATTTCTATTTGGGTCATTCCAAAATGAAGGTAAATTTTCATACGTTTGTGATATGTATGCAAATTCTTTTAATCTTTTATCATCATCTTCACCCATGACATTAGACATATCCATACCCATAGACACAGTGTTGTTTGTTCTCCAAGACCTGTCAGTATAGAAATAATCTAATAAATCTGCATGAGACATTTTATTAAATTTCTTATCGTTTTCTCTATAAGAATAATAACTTTTTAATGTGTTGTAAAATCCTTCAGTCTGTATTTCTTCTAAAGCACCTTCATCTGTAGTAGCTATTTTAGGTACACTGTAATTTTCATTAAAAATTGGTTGTTCTGTAGTTGTTTTATTTAATGTTTTAAATTCCATTATCTATTTCCACTTCTTATTCTTGGAGTTTCTTTTGGTCTATTAATTATATTTTCTATAGCTTGTTCAATAGTTTCAACAGGAACATTTAATTTTTCAGATATAGAAGCTATCATTTCATCTCCTTGCTCTTGTGGAATAAGTTGAAAAAATTCCAGATTAAATTTATTGTCAGGAATTATTGATGTAAGGGCTTGTTCAACTAAAGGCATTACTTTGCTTTCAGTAAGACTTTGATTAAGAGATTCCATAAAAGATGCTTGACCTTGACTTCTTTGAGAACCTTCTTTTAAAGTTGTTGTACTATCAGTTGGCTCATACTCAGGTATCTCTATGTCAATATTTGGAATTGCCTCTACAATAGCGTTAAATGTTTCATAGAAACCAGAAGCTCGTTTTGTTTCTTCCTTTGCGTCCTCTATTAGTTTGTCATCAGCAGTCTTGTCAATTTTATCTTTCTTAGCTTTTTCTTCAGCCTTAATTCTATCAACTTCCTGTTCATCAAAAGTTTTCATGTTTATTACACCTTGAGCATCTTTATATTGACGTTCTACGTCATCAAGTTTTCTTTTCATAAACGCTGTTCTCTCTTCATTAGTAGGTTTTAATCTTTTTTTTCCATTAGCTTTAGCGTCTTCATAATAATCTTTTTCAAAATCATATATCTCAACAATAAGATGTGCATTAACACTATCTGTTGCAACTTTTAGCAAATTTCCATCAGGGTTTGCGGCTATATATGGTGCTAACATTTGTCCTAATTTATTGTTAACAGCTTCTGTTCCCATGACGTAAGATGTATTAATTAGATGAAGTCTTTTGTTATCATCTAATATTGAATTATCGTAAGCCTCATACAATTTAGGGCGATTTGCAGGAGCTATGTTATTATCATTTATTAATTTTGCTATATCAGTTCTATCTTGAACTTGGTCGTCACGTATCATAACTATTAAATTATTGAATACTTCAGGGTCGTTATCGTAGTATGGGTTAGCCGTCATTGTCTTTACAAACAGTGTTAAAAGTTGCATATCTCCTTCTTTTCTGATGGCGTCTTTCAAATCTTGTTGTTCTATTTCATTTAATGGTCTAGTAGTTACATTTCCATTTTCATCTGTTTCTTCAACTTTATTAACAAGCATTTTAGTAGTAAGTGCTTTTATTCGGTCAGCAGTTTCACGTGCTTCTACTTGTCTATCATTAGTAATTAAATTTCTTCTTTTAATTTCTAAATTTTTTACAAGCGTAGCAATTTCTTTTGATTTTCTTGAGGCTAAAGTACCAATAGCTGAACCACTTTTAGAATAACCTAAATTTGTATTTAAAAGAATATCAACTCTATCTAAGTCATCTTCTGTTTTTGCAGTGTCAATTAAATTTGATACACTGTTTTTCATTACCGCTAATGTTTCTTCGTTTGTGTACAATAAAGATGAACCTGTGCCATCTCTCAAGGGTAAAGGTATTTGTAAACTTTTAAGAAAATTAGGTATTTCTGTTTTTAATTTTGAAGTTTCAATTCCATCTAAAAGAGTGATACCTTCTTCATTTTTAACTTTTAGAGCTTCACCTGCTCTAGCTTCAGCATCTTGTGTAGCGGCATCTGCTCTAAATTTATTAAAATTGGAAGTAAACCCTAATAAAGTTGCACTATCCATTGACCTTGTATCAGGTAAGAACTTGTTAATAAACATATCTAAATTAGTGCTTTTATTTGTAATATCGTATTCACCGTTGTTTTGAGCCGCTACAATAGTATTTTTTACTTCTTCGGCTTTAACTCTACCTGCATGATAATTTGTAGTAGCATCAATGTATTTACCAGTTAACTCTTTGTGTTTACCTGAAATAATCTCTGCTTGTATGGTTTCAAAAGATTTACCTGTTGCATACATCTCGTCTATCTTAGCAATAGCTTTATCTTTTTTCCTATCAATTCTTAATTCCTCTGCTTTACCAATTTTGTAACCTGCGTTAGTTAAAGATTTAGCTAAACCATCTACACTACTGCCTGATGATACATACCCTGCACTACCT